TCAATTAAACGATTGTATTCAGATTTCACCGACGCGCCAATACCGATGCAATCATACTGTACCTTTATGCGCGCCTTGATACCTTGCACCGTGACAACCGTTCGGCGCGTGGTAACGCCGGGGTCACGTTCGCCCCATTCTTCAGCCGAACGCCATACAATGCCTTGCCGGGTTGTCAGTGCGTTGCGGTCTTCCCCCGTGTCTGCAACGTCCAAGCCCGCAAACCAGTTGTTTCCGATCATATCATCAGGCAAGCCAACCCGAAGAATTCCTTGACCATCAATCCACCGAATGCGTTTATGCGCGTCAATCGTCGCGTTGATATACTCCATCGGAATGATTGTGTTAGCGATTGCCGCCGAATAGTCGCGGTCAACCTCTTGCGCGAAAACATGCGCCATGCCTTCGCGCGTGTATTTGTCTTTTCGTGCCTGATACCATTCTTGCGATTTTTCGGGATGGTCGCGCCAATCAAACACAAAAATTCGCGTAACACCGCGTTCAATCTGTTTATCTTTTTGCCAGATTTCCCCGGCTTCGCGCCGTCTATGAAAGACGTTTCCAACGCCATTGACCGACGAAATATCAACTTGAACGTTTGTGTTATCGCCTAGTGCCGCCTCTATCTTTTCCGGGCGTTCATAGTGCGCGGCTTCGTCTTTGAAATACATACTTGTACGACCACCGCGCCCGATGTTGTCGCCACTTTCCCCGATGATCACCGAACCGTTTTCCGGGTTGATCATTTTCATAAACGTCATGTGTTTTTTTGCGTCTAACCCAATCGGCCTGAATACATCGGGCAAACGGTTGACTAGAAGCCGCATCTTTTCGAAAATACTGGACGGGTCGCCAATTTTATCAACTAGGTCTTCTTTGCGCGAACCCCAACCGATAGCATCGCCGCCCCTGAACAACCAACAATGCACCGAATACGCAGCACCGCCCCACGTCGCGCCAACGTCGCGGCATTTTTCAACTAGACCGTTTTCACCACCGTTCCGAAGGTCTGCGAGAAAGTCGATAAATTCGAGTTGCTTGGGAAAGAAAATGAATGGTATCCATTTGACTTCTTTGCGCGGGTCGTAGGTATCGCACCAATCCATGATGAATTCGCCGGGCCGACTGGCATAGTAAGCCTTTGCGCCTGCGATCAGCGCAGCGTTACCGCGAAGCTTTTCAAGCATTTCAATGCGCCAGACCATCGCGCCCCGGTAGTCAGGCGGCCAAGCGTCACGATCAACCGCACGGGGTTTCCATGCTTCAAGTTTCGGCGCATCTGCCGAATTATCCGGTTTTATATCAAACAAACACTTGACGACCATCAGGAACTATCCTATCTTCTATCTAACGAAGCAACACAGAACAAGGAACCGAAACCATGAAACGCAAAACCTACATCATCAAAATCAACGGCAAGCATGTTGCAACCAAATACGCTTGGAATAGCGCCGTTGCGCAAATGCGCGCCGAAGTTGCCAAGGTTTGCAAAGGCACGGTTTCGCAGCTTGGCCGAATATTGACCCAATCGGCAACGGGCCGGGATTACACAGACGGGGAATGGCTTTGGGGTGACGAAACGCAGCGCATTAGCGCCACCATCACCCGGCACGACTGAAGGGCTGTTGACGACCATCAGCCGCCCCCGGATTGCGTCAACAGGCGCGCGTAAGCATCTTGCAGCTTGGCAAGGTCGGTATCCTGCGCAAACGCGGCCAGTGGCGCTTGTGCGACCTGTTCGCGCGCCTGTTCGCGGGCGCGGTATGGGTTGCCCGGATCATCAAAGCCGATATGTTTTGCAAGCTGTTCCAACGCGACCAATTTCCGATGCAGCTTCAGCTTATACTTGCGCTTTCCCCCGGTCACGCTTTCTTCATATTCCATGCTTTCGATTGCCGCCCATTGTGCGGGTGTCAAATCGCTGAAGTCAAAAGTAACATCACCGGGCCGGAATTCATCCGGCTTGACGTAATCGGCCATTGTTGAAAACGCCAGCGCGGAAACCTCTTGTCGGATGCGTTCGGCGGAAACTCTATCGCGGGCGTCCAGGTCTTTGCAGCGATCATAGACCGCAATTCTAACCCGCTGGATTGCCAAGAATTCAGTTGTTCGCCGATCAAATGACTGCCCCGCGCGCCCGATACTTTCCAGGGCTGCGAGAATTTCTTGCCCTGAACGCCGGGCGAATTCGACAACCTGCCCGACGAAGTTTGAAACAAAATCGCTTTCCGCGCCCGAAAGGCATTCGGACGCAGGGGAAAAGCTGATCTGTTGCGGCGTGGCGTTCATTCCCTCACTGTAAATTATCACAAAATCACCGTCAACGTTGAAATAACTCTTGACGACCACCGGGCGCTAATGTAGTGTGTATGTAACGAAACAACATACTGAAGGAAACGAGAAAATGACTATCGCTTTCAACGCAAACGAAGAAATTCAAATTGTTGGTTTTTCGCGTGAATGCGAATGCAGCCATTGCGGGCGTGAATTGAAAGTTGGCGTAAAGCTTGCCGGGTTTGCTGGTGTGTTTGGTGCTGATTGCTTGGCCCGCGCTATCGCACCGCAGCAAACCCCTTACACGGTGAAGCCTGTTAAGCTTGCCGCCGATACCATCAAAACCCGCGCTATTGTGATCGGTAAAGGTGCTGAATACGCTTACAATCAATATGGTTGGAAAGCTGAAGGCCCGGTGTTCAAAATGATTTTGAAAACGGCATTGAAAAGTGTATAAATACCCATCAATCCGGCCCGGTGATCTGTCATCGGGCTTTTTGCTTATATGGCAAATTGTGCCTATAATTCCGAATGTGGAATTTATCAAAGAAGATCATCCTGATTACGGCGCGGATTGTTGGCGTTTCAAACGCTGCGACCTTGACGCGGTTCGCAATCATTTGGAAATAATACATAACGAAAGGATGAAGTCACAACGCGAACGGGCTGCGGAAACAATCGAACAGTTGAAGAATGAAATAATTGCGGCAATGCGCGATTAACTATTGACGACCACCGGGCGCTAATGTAGTGTGTATTTAACGAAATACACTGAAGGAAACGAAGATCATGGCAAACGAAGCAACCCAAGCCAAAATGAAAGAAATTCTTGCAGCCGCAAAAATTGGCTGCGAGATTATCCCGGCTTTCTTTCAACCGCGCTTCGGGCGTTCGAACGCTGTTGCCGCCGCAATCCGCTCACTGTTGAAATCGGGCGCGATTGTTGAATGTGGCAAGGATGGTTTGGGCAAGCCGAAATATTCCCTTGCTATCGCCCCGGCAAACCATGCTGGCAACGCAACGCTGAACTGATCACCAACACCAAGCCGGGCCATAGCGCCCGGCTTTTAGACGCGTCTAAAGGTCATCCCCCTAACTGTGCGATAGCCTGCTGACCCCGCCAGGTGTTGCGCCATGGCGCTTGCATTCGCACCCACCGCCCGCGCCGCCGCCGCCGCGCTAGGAAAGGTTTCTTGGGTCTGTTCGCAGATCACCGGGCCGCGTGTCAAACCCTGTATTTGCGACAACCTGCGATCTTCAGCAACATTGCATGTCGGGCTATGCGCCGCAATCAGATCAGCCGCGACCGACCGCGCCTTTTCTTCAGTATCAAAAAACCCTTCGGCTATTGTGATCAACAAAGGATCATGCTGGCAAAGCATCAGCCAGGTGCGATTTTGCCGGGCGTCTGGAAACTGCAAAAGTTTCGCAGCTTTGCAGAACCCAACATAAACCACCGCGCCGGGCGTTCGTTGCGAGTAAGCGCACCATTTTTCGAAAAAGCCCGATGGAGCGCCGGAAATTATATTCATCATATCTTGTTTCCCTGTTCAGTGTTGGACGGGAATTCTAGCTGAAATTTATTGGCTTGTCAATGTGATAATCTACTCACCCCCTGATGTAGTGTCGTTATATACAGGGCTGGAAAGGTTAAGTGTTATGTTAAGTATGTATAGTTTATATCTTTTACTATATACTTAACATTTTTCAGAAGCGAATATAGGATACTACATCAGGGGGATTTTTCATCAAACAATGTAGTAAAACCACCCATAACCACCCATAACTGCCCATAACCACCCATAATTAGCCATAATTAGCCATAACGAGCCAAAACCGCCAATATGATTTTGCGCTTGACTTCACATGATAAATGTTGTTGACTGAACAAAACGAAGGAAACAACATGCTTGGAACCATCTTTGCGCCTATTTTGACTGTTGATCAACATTGGGTAATTTATACTCACCGCAACACCGAAGCTGTTTTATGGGTTGGTTTCTGCAAATTTGCAGACCTGACCACTTTCCCCGACGCTAGGCGCAACAAAGCTTGGTCAAAATTGGTGCCGTTTGATGCGGCAATTTTTACTGTCATTGAGGAAACACAGATTTCAGAACTTGAAGCAAACCGCGCCGCGTTTCGGTTGGTTAAAAAGTATTCACCGATTTGCAACTTGCGATATCGTTTGGACGGCACCCCGAACACACCAAACGCAAAGCCTGTCAGGCTTCCTGTTGAATGTATCGAAACAGGTGATATTTTCCCGAATTCTTCAGCGGTTGCGTTGTCGTTGGGTGTAACTCGCTCAATGGTTTGTTCACACTTGAAAGGCCGCAGGGGTTTTGAAACTGTTCGCGGCAAGACA